GCTCCTCGGCAGCGGCCTCAAGTGAGGTGCTGGAATCCGTGTCAGCAACTTCGTCAAGTCGCATCACGGGAATCTGTAGAAGGCTGGCCACTTCGGCACGCTGGTCAGCGTCCAAGTTGGCAAGCACTTGAGCGATGTCTTCGGCACGCACACCAAGAATCGCAGCAGTCTCATAAGCGGGGAACGGAGTAGGTCCGTATTCGCGCATCGCAATCTCCGTTCGAGTAACAGTCTTAAGGGACCCATCGGCAGCAGGCCTGAAACCACCGCGGGGAGTAGCAATGTCCGAGCGCACAAACGAGCCACTGAAGGACTGAGCGGTAATCGCACCAGTGCGAATACCCTCAAGTACCTGGTCAGCCACAGGCGTGTTGTTGTATCGAGTAACCGTCAACAGCCCACGCTCATCAGCGACAATGCTTTCCGGCGTACCAATGGGCATTGAGTAGGCGTCCGATGGTGTGCCCCAGATCGTGCGACCGTGGTTGTAAAACACACCAAAACGCGTGCCCTTATCGGCCAGCGTCTTATTAAACGCGGCACGATCAATGACTTCCATGTATTGACCACTGCCATCAACGATGCGCTGCGGCACGTTGAACACTGCGGCATACGCTTCAACGGTGCGACCATCGCCACCACTACGAATAGTGATGTCCTCAAGTGGGTAAGCGCGGGTGAACTCAATCATTCTGGGACCTGACCATTCGGGTAAAGCGCTGTCGGGATAGCGCCAGTGTGGGATAGCAACGAGAAGTCATCAGCGTTCACAGCGTTAGTGACCGAGTCCGGCGTGTAACCCGCACGAATCAACTCACCCATCGCAGTGGCCCTGGTGCGGTTAGCCTCAGCACGCTGAGACTCACCCTCCTGCAACGCCGCAATGTCAGTGACGTCATACCAAAGGCGTGCACCATCAGGGACGTTGACAAGGGGTTCAAGAGCTGCACACGCTGAGCGCCAATGTGAGCGCATAAAGTTATCGCCAAAAGCCTTCAATGCCTGGCCGTAGTTGGAGTACGTGGCGGCGTCAAGGCCAGCCTGCAAACCAGCCACAATCGGGGGCACCGACGCGGCCATAGCGATGCGAGCCTCGCCAGCCTTCTGCACATCAGTGAAAGCCATCTGCTCAAAACTGTTGCCAACGATCGTCATGTCCGCGCCCTCATCGAGCACCATTGTCTTCTCACCAGTGGCACCGGAATAACGCGCGTTAAAGCGATCACGAAGGCGGTCAATCGTTTCCTTCGTCAGTTTCGTGTTGTATTTAATAACAAGGTTTGGGGTGGCAGCGTTGTCAAAGAACGTCTGCTTGTGCACAGTCATTGCGTGGTCAGCGTTAATCTCACGCACCACAGGGGTCAGGCAACTCATGCCACGGTACTCAGCAAGCGGGTCAGGCAACGGTGCCCAATGCGCTACCTGCTCAACAGGATAAAACTCTTCGCCAATACCATCACGGCGATACAAGTAACCAACGACCTCAACCACACCAGTCTCATTGTCAAAGAGTGTGGCAATCTCAACGCGGTCAGGACGCAAGCGTTCCAGGCGCGTACCAGCGTCACGAATGAAAGCATTACCAGACAGGAACACGTCCTGCTCCATGCGTGCGAGCAGGTCGCCAGTGGTGCCGTTAGGCCACGGCTTCTCAAGCTTGAGCAGGTCAGGGTTCCCGTACAGTTTCTTATCCGACAAGTTGCGGAACTTAAACTCAGCCTCAGTGAACAGGTTTAGGCGTGCGTTCATTACGGCGGCAACAATGGGATTGCCACTGACACCATCGGTGGCCCAGGACGTGAAGTTGTCACCCACGCGCTCACGAGACACAGACTTGTACGTTTCAGACAGCACCATTGCCGACTGGATAGCGCGTTCGGGTTCACGCCCCAGGATGGAATCGATTAGCCTCATTGACCATCCTCACGAGTAAGAGCAAAGAACCCCACACACAAACCCGCAGCAATAAGACCAAGGGCGGGCAGAATCCATGCAAGGCCAGCCACGATTAACGCGCCAGCAAGAACAAGTAGGACGATCGACTTAAACACAACGACCCTCCACGACTAGACACCATCCCCACGGAACGGGTTAAACACAACGGACAAAACCAGCAACAACAACCACGGGGCAGGCACACACGCAACCGCGTACACAATCACCAACGGTGCGCACCACTGATACAAGCGAACCGTGTCAGTGGCCACCAACAACTGCCCATAGGCAACAGCCACACACAGGGCAAGACGTACATCGATGACAGTCAAGGCGATCAGCAGGCCACCCCACGGGGCGATCAGATACGCGTCACGCTTGAGCACCATCTGACGGTGAAAGCGCACACCAGTGCGGAACGGGTGACGCAACGTGTCCTCAATGCCAGGCTCAACCACAACATCGACACCAGGCTTAACCATCACCATGTGCACAAACACTGGAATCAAACCAAGCAACAGCCACGGCGTGAAAGCAAACAACGCAGCAAAGACAGGCGCCGATTCCTTCACCATCCCAGCCACACAAGCAACCAGCACAGCAGGCACGATCAGGTCATTGACAAACAATGCAGCTGACACAGTGGCCAAACCAATACTCAACGAATCAGTGAGCACAGGGTTTCGCAGATTAAACTCAGTCATCGGCAACGCAACAAACACAATGACACCAGCCAAGGCCTGCCACCAGGACCCGCACAACGACGCAATGCCAATGCAGGTCAGCAGCACACCTAGGACAGTGGCCAGACGCCAGCGCACCAGTGACGCACCACACAGCGCCGGCAACAACCAGCGATAGCAGAACGGTCGCGGTGCACCACGGCCCTCAGCCATTGACACATAACGCTTAGAATCAGGAACAAGAATCATCTGGGTCCTTAGATGAAATAAACCTCGGGCTCACCCGAGGCGGCACCTTGTAACTGCACTCCGTAGAGAGCGTTAGTTGCCGCGATCAAGGGTGAGATTGCTACCAATGCGTGCTTACGATCCCAAGCCCATGCGTCCCCCAGGGCACGCTGGCTAGCACCAAACACTGCAAGATTAAGAATCGGATCATCAAGGTGAGCAAGCCGTTCCTCAACAACCATGTCGTAAAACGAGCCACAGGCCTTAGCCACATCCGCGGCATTCATCAGATAAACCTTGACACCAGCCTGCTCAAGTTTGGGAACAATCGTTCCCAACGCTGACCTTCCATCGATGACAACAAGTGCGTTGTAGCGCGTTGCCTTCTCAATAAGAAAATCAGAAACCCAACCAAGACCACGCTTAGCCTCAATGACCTCAACATGGAAAGAATCATCAGAGAGACCAGCTGCCGTGACATAAGCCTCAGAGCGATCCGGTGGTGCATCAGCCGCCAATACGACAAGACCATTCAAGGCAGAATCAAGATTGATGCAAGCCTCCCAGGCACCAGCAGGGAACACTGTTACCTCAGATGCCTTAGGTGGCCAGATACCAAGACGCTCCTGCCTGAAAGCCTCATCAGACATTGACTTGCGCTCCATAGCCACAAACTCAGGATCAAGCCTTGTCGCATAAGAAGGATTAGCAGCAGCCCAAACTGCCTCATCGTTGATGTCAGATTCAGCATCCGAACCAAACTCAGTAACAGCCAACCTGGTCTCATCACCAACCTCAGCCCGATCCCTGACTTTACGCAGATGATCAGCTGAATCATTAACCGTTCCCGCGTAAATGATCTGCGGATTAGGTCGAGCCGCAAGCATTGGCAAAGATGAAGCGATGTCCTCAGGGTCAATCTCCTGCGCCTCATCAAGGATCAACTTGTCGCCAGAGAAACCGCGGCCAGAGGTACGCGAACGAGCAACAAAGTTAAGGCGCGAACCATCCTTCAACTCAATGCCCTCTTCACCATGTGAAGCACGCACCGACTTAACCAGGACAGACAAGTGATCAAAGTTAAGGCACATCGTCTGAATGTTCCTGAACGCTTCACGCGCAGTCTTGAATTGGTGCGCGGACCACAGAGTTAAACGAGCATCAGGATCAAGAAACAACGAGTGTAAAGCGATGGCCTCAAGCGCACGCGATTTACCATTTTGCCGTGGAACGATAAGCCCACACTCAATGGCGGCCCACTTACCATCAGCCCGCTCAGCCAAGAAATCAATAACAACCTGCGACTGCCACTCATCAAGAAACAAACCAGCAGAAGCCGCCAGCTCAATAGCCTCCTGGCCGGCAGAGGATACGTGCTCAGGTACCAGTCTTGTGCGCGGCTTCACGCCTGGATACGCGCTTGGCTGTGAGGTCATCAACAGGGTTCGCCTTCTGTGAAGGGCGGCTGTCCAATTCCGCCATCACGTCTCGCAACTGTTTGGACAAGGCCGGCACGTCACGATCAGAAGCCGTCAGAAGCCTCTCAGCGAGCAAGTTTCTGAGAGCCACAATGGCACCCCAATGGTCACCTGATGAGGCCGCATCGCTCAACGTCGTCATTGTCAATGCCCTTCGGAACGAAGCGGGGAGAGATTTTTCGGT